TTAGTATTTCCTGTAACTTCAATACTCAAAGTAATGCCGCAGGTCGAATCACCATTCCATAGCCTCAATACATTTCCTTCTAATTCCATAAAGACATAAGGACTTAGTTTAGAATTAGAAAACCCTTTGTCTCCTAAGTACAATCCTTTACCTTGTATATCCTCTAAAGCCTTTGTTAATAATTTTGATTCCACATTAAATATCAAACTTTACCCTCCCTTAATTCGGGAATACCATTCCAAACGATATTAGGGGGAGTACCTTGTCTAACAGTCCAAGTCTTACCGACTAAGTTACCATTAGTGCGACTACCGACTAATTCAGCCAAGTAGTGTATCTCTCCCTTAATCTTCTTTCTTGAACAATGAATCTCTTGTTCTAACTTACCGCCCCAATCTTTCCAATTAGCAATCATACCAACTGGCGTACCATCGTGATACTTTTCAGTTTCATGAGTTATGTAAACTATGTCACAATCTAAAAGATAGATTGAATCCAATAAGTGATAGAAAGTTTTGTTTCTAGCACCGTATTGAAATGGCATAACCTTTGTAACTAAAGTCGGGTTAGGGTTAATCTTCAAGATACAAGAATCAAGCCAAGTATCAACGCCGTCAAGAACGAATATAGGCTTCTCGCCTTCTTCAATCTTAGACCTGACATACTTGATAAACATGTGAGAGTTTTCTTCACTTGTTTGTATATCAATAATGTTATCCTTATTCATTTCAATAGGACAATATACCTGTATTCTTTCTGTTGAGTCATGATGCTCACGCCATGTTGATTCAACGCCCTTATCCCAATCTAAAACATAAATTGGTCTATCGGGAAAATCTAAAGCGATTCCTGTCTTTCCTGTTTTGGGATGACCCCAAACACCTAACACTAATCTTGAATTAACCTGCTTTCTTTTATTAGCCATTAATTCTTGAAACCTACTGTTAAACTGTTCCTGTTTCTTCCCAAAATCCATACTGCTTGCTGTTCCTTGTTTACTGGTCAAACTCATTTTCTTCACCTAATTCTTCTATTCCTATTTCTATTTTATTACCATGAACCCTAGTCCACTCTTCTATTATCATTTTTAATTCAGGTTTAGAACATACATACCTAGCCTCTTTAGAACCTATGTGCATTTTAAGCCAATAAGTGCCATACTCAGTCGCATTTTCTTTCCAAGTCAAAAAGTCAACATTAATCAAATCAACAATGTAACTCCCGCTTTTAAACATAAATCTATTTTCTATAATTCCATTCATATATTTCCCTCAATTGGGATGGGCTTTGCACCCATTTGAGCATCATTTCCGCCACACTTACACGGTATTTAGATATTAATTAAATATCAAAACCAATCAAAATCGGTTTCAACTGGCTGGTTCACTTCAACAGGTGAACCTCTCTTTTGTGTAACATATAGTCCTGAAACATTAATTGTTACAGGTTCCGGCCCTTCATCAGTAATACGCTGAGAAGTCCTACCAACTACAATTACTTGAGAACCTATTCCAAAGTCTAATTCAACATTAGATGGAACCCAACATGTTGTCATGTTAGAATCGTTATCATAATCAAACTCGGCATTTAAGTCAGTAAGATTCAGAATACGATTACCATTCTTAGTAGGCATCATATTCATATTACAAACTGTACCATCTGTAATGATGAAGCGGTCACTTGCTGGCAAAGTTTGCCTAGTGATATGCGCCCTATCAATTTCAACAAGTGGTATCAAATGGTTGCTAAAGTTATTAGCAAGACATTCCTCAAAGTCGTATTGTTCCATGTTCCTGTAATCGGAATTATCAGGATTTAAGTCAGCGTTTCTAATTAGGCTTAACTTCGTAGTTTCAGTCATGCCATATAGGTTATTGCCATCTTCACTTGGAATTGCTACAAAGTGAACATAATCATAGGTATTAGGAGTAAAGTCAACTCCACCTTGATTCTTATATGAGAAGTTATACTTCTTCATTTCTCCACCATCAACGCTACCAAAGAATACTCCACTGCGTCTAAATTGTTCTAATGGAAGTGGTTTTCCAAAGTTACGGTTTTCACCGCCATTTTGGTATCTTTCTGTACTATCCAAAGGAATAATCCATACTCCATCATCCATTTCTTCGGCAGTAGCAGGTCTTTCATCAACTTCCTTTTGTTGTAAATCGCCCTTAAAGTAGCGGGTGATTTGCCATTTACCCATAGCCGTTTCTTCAGCATTAGCGATAATACCTTCTGTTAGAGCATTGTCAGCATCTCTTCGGTATTCGTCTTTAGCCTTGTTTCTATTCCAAGACATCATATCCCTCGGTTCTTCAAGACCAACAAAGAAACCAAATGCTTTCTTTACAAGAGAATTGCTTCCACTTGAAGTATTGCTATTATTTGGTTTGTTAGTCCTACGAGTCTGTGCTACATAATTGCGCCACAATCCCTTCGCCAACGGGTCTGTTGTCTCTATTCCATTTTCTGAACAAATATCATTAAACTTAACAATCGCATCTTCGACGCTCATATTGATATATTGTGCAGATTTCTCTATTTCATTTTTCATTTCTTCGTTCATATTTTTTCCCTCATTTATTTTATATTAATTGTCCTACCATCCAAGATATTAGTACCTTTGGTGTCATGGTAGTGGAACGCCATTCGCTTTCTCCTATTGTTCTTAGTAGTTTGAATTTGATTAGATTATCTAATTCTTTTGAGTTTATTACAGCATTGTGTAGTCCTAAACATAATTCTTTAACACTACGCCCTTCATAAATAAGATTATGAAGTTGCTTTAGTGAGTCATTTGGTTTTTTATTCAGTATTAACATTAGTATTTTATTGTATTCTTCTAGCGAAGATTCTATTTGTTTCGTTAGAGAATTACCGGAGGCTTTCGCCGCTTGTATTTCCGTGATTGCCCTACGCAAGTCACCGTCTAAAGCATATATAAGGCGACTCAATTCATCATCTCCAAATACATTTATTTGTTCTTTTTGAAGTATTCCTTTGATTACTTCTAAAATAACTTCATTAGACAGTGGTTTGAAATGGTAGTTTGCACACCTACTTTGCAAAGGATATATAATCTTACTCTTGTCATTACAAGTAATAATGAATCTTATATTACCAGAATATCTTTCCATAATACGCTTTAGTGCATTTTGAGCATCAGTAGTCATACCATCCATTTCATCTAATAAACAGATTCTAAATGGTACATCGCCGATAGTGCCGCTTTGCGCTACATTCTTAATAGTAGTTCTTACTACTTCAAGTCGCCTATCATCAGAAGCATTAACTTCAACAAAGTTATCTTTGGCGTATTCACCTAACATAGTTTTTGCTAATGCTAATCCTGCCGCAGTTTTACCACAACCGGCATTACCATAAAGCAATACATTAGGCATATTCTTTTCTTCTATCCATAACTCCGCATCTAATACGAAGTGTTCTTGTCCTTTGACATCTCTCAAAGTCTTTGGTCTATATTTTTCAGTCCATAGCATTTTTATTCCTCCAGTATTTTATTGAACGGCCTCTTGTTTGAGGTTCTTCTTTAACTAGTATAAATTCAGGATTAGTCTTTAATAACCCTACAACTTGCATAAAGGTAGGTACTACCTTTCTTCTTCCACCGCCATGTAATTTTAAGTCAAGAATACCATTGAATACTTCTCTAGTAGTCAAAGTTTTTCCGACTAGTACGCTTTGGATATTTGCTATAAATTGATTTGTTCTTACTCCCATTATTGTCACTCCATATATTGCTCTAAACTATTTTGCTGAACCTTAACCGGCTCAGTCTTTCTTCTTCTTTTCTTTTCTCCTAAAGATAAAATCCTACAATCACCATTATTGAATTTTGATTTCGCATACTTTACAAAGTCCTCATCTTGTTTCATTTGATTAAAGATTCTTGTATCGGCATTTCTAATACCGATTCTTTTTAGAAGTCTAGGCACTTTAGAATATGTACCTCGGTATGGCATATTTATTCTTCCTCGCAAATTACCTTTATGACAGTATGATAACATTTCATAAAAGTAATTCTGCGACCATCTTCTTTTTACTACACCGTCAATAAAAAGAATCTTGTTGGGGTGAATGTTTTCAACAATCCAAGACAAAACCTGAGTGTCAGAAGGCTTATTGAATTTCAATACTTCTGATACTAAATCCCTATCTGTTTCTTTGAGAAAATAACTTACTAATGAGTAAGTATCTTTCTCTAATGAAAAGGGTTCTTCGCTATGAGGGGCCAATTCCTTAATAGAATCTAACATGTGATTCTTTGAACCTGCCCTTTTAATCTGACACATATTTTTAATGGTCTTAGGGACATCTTTTTCATTGATTGAAGTTAATACAACTTCTCCCCTGTACCTTCTAATAACATTAAGAATGGAATCAGTCTTAGGTTTATAATTAACATCTTCAATTATAATACCGTTGTCTCTAGGAATAGAACCTAAGTCCTGTATATTCATTTCATTAGCATAAACTACAACCGCATTAGGTAGTAGTTGTTTTGCCTTTGTCGTCTTTCCTGTCCCTGTCTTTCCTGTTATTAGTATTGGTCTATTATCATTTAAATTGGTCAAACCCATTTTATATCAATCCCTTTATTCTGAAAAGGTTTTCTAATCCTTCTAAAGTTAAGTGTTCGTTATTGCCTACTATATTTACTGCTTCTGCAAAAGAAACCCAATCGCCATTACGGTCAGGTAATCCTGATGGAATTAAATCACATAACTTGTATATGTTTTTAATGCCGCCTACCCTTAGAATAGGGCGTGGCCTTGCTTCTGATTCTCTTGTGGAAAAAGAAGCATTTATATTATGTTGGGTTAGAGTCCTTCTTATTGCCATCAAATATTGATTTCTTCCTCTAAGGTTAACTTTAAGCCTAACTCTATAACCTATTTGGGAGTTAGAATCCTTTATGATTTGTATTTCTGGTTTGGCTGAAGATAATAAAATACCAATTATCATATCTTTACTATACATATTCATTAGCCCCCATCATACCAATAAAGTCATGCTTTAGTCTTAAATAACCTAAACCTTCAGAAATAGTACTAGTGATTAATTCTTCGGCATCGCTATTATCGCCGGGAAAAACTACATTAATCTGTGTTCCTCTATATTGATTTAATGCACTTGCTAACTCTTCATCAATTACTTCTTCAATAAATATCATATCATGCTCAAAGCCTTTATGAACTAATCTTAGCATTAAACCCTGTTGAATCATCATTAAATCTCTTTGTTCCACTACACCATAAACAATGTAAGTGTAAGAAGTTACACCACCATATTCA